CATAGGGGTAGGGGGGTTGCAAGCAATACATTTTTTACACGCTTCCTGCTTTTCTTTAAAGTCATTCTCTTTCCAAGATGAGTCAGGCCAACTACCACAGGTATGTTCTATCTTCATTTGTTTATCTTGAGGCATATTAGTAATGTGTCGGCTGATGAAATATAACCAATTATTTCTGGGATTCCAGCCTTAAGTAAAACCATCCTTTCTTCTGAAGATAAATCACTATCCATAAAGTCTTTGGTTCTTTTAGCATATTGAACTAAATTAACGAGCCATTTCCTTTGTATTATTATTTCTTCTTTCATACTTAATTTTGTTTATTGGTGGGGAGTAAAAATTAAGAAAGCAATAAAATACATTACCAATACAATAGTTCCCAAGAAAAGAGAAACAAAATATGAATTGTCAAAAAACTTATTAATAGCCTCAAGTATTTTAGCGATTTTTTTGTTTTTCATTTTGTTTATTTATTGTGAGCTAGGTGTTGGGTTAAGACGATACTTTTAACCCAACACTCAGCCCACAATAGGGCTGATAAATTTTTAGAACGCTACATCTTCAGGGCGAGGATCTTCACCCTTGCTAGCATCGTAATCTTTAGTAATGCGACCATCATCAAGCATGGTCCAACCTTCACCGACCAAGTAGCAAACATTTTTTAGCGATCCACCAACATTCTGCTTGACAACATAAGACTTAGCATTCTTGCCAATCCATAAAACAGTGTCGTCACCATAAGCCTCAATCAGATTATTCATTGAGCTTTGGTTAAAAGACAAATTCTTCTCGCCATTTCTAGTCTCAACTTTGAATACATGGCGATCACCATAGTCACCAGTAATGATCTGGCCTTCGCTCAAAATCTTAATCAAGTCGCCGTCTTTAATGTCTTCGTTGATCTTGGCAAACTCACCTTGCGCACGCACAACTTTTGTAACTTTCATAGATTTATTTATTTATTTAGAATTTAACTTCACGATCTAATTTGGTTGATAATATCGCGATTACAGCAGTTAGCCACCCAAAGAGGACGGCAAACAAAGTCCATAAGCGATAGTTGCGGTTTTTCCTTTTGGTGTCCCGATAAGTAATGATTACCGGCAGAACCCAAAATAGGAAAACAAAAAGCAGGAAAGTAGTCCAAACCGCTAGCGTTGCTTCCATAATTTTTTTATTGGTTATGTTTTTTAATAATGCCGACCTTTTCCATCTCCTCTTTAACCGCATCTTTAACTGTCTGCGGGTCTAGATTTAAGTATTTTGGCTGGGCCATACATTTCTTATGCCACCGGCAATACTTGTGGCGCCAGTCTTTCGGATCGGTAACTGGTGGCGGCGGTAAACCCTTGCGCATAGCCTCATTCAGAATATAGAGCTCGGTAAAAGTGTCTTCAGCCAACTTCTGATCGTCTAAGAAAACAGGGTATTCTAAGATTGCTTGATCATCTTTGCTGATATATAAGATCCGGCCTTCAGGCTGTTTGAGCATCAAGAGGTAGAGCCATGTTTGCATGCGGTGTTGGAGCATTGCTCCTTCCCCTTTTTTGTCCATATACCAGAAAGCTTTGCTCTGCTTGCTCTTAAGTTCATAGGGGATCTTGGTGCCGTCAGGAAGCTCAAAAATGGCATCAACATAACCCGAGACACCTAATTCCTTATCTTCCACTCTAACTTGCCGTGTGAGCGAGATTTGGGCGTCTGAGAGCCCCTTTTCAGCCTTGTCTAAGGCCCAATCTTCAAACATAGTCCCGACTGAGAAAACCCGGAGCGTTCGCTGATCAAAACCCTCATCAGGAGAAACACCTAAGCGGGCTAGGTAACGGCCGGTTAAACAAGAGCCAAAGCCGGAGCAATGCCAGCTAGTAATTTCTTTTTCTTGGCCAAGCCTTTCTTCGTCTTCTTTCTTAAGCTGGTCGTTGATTATATCTTGAGCTGAGAATGGGATCATATATGGAATCTTTGATCTTTACATTGATAATTTTTAGTTCCTCTTTCTTTCTTGCAATAAGGGCAATGCTCTACCAGTATCCTTTCTTTAGTTGCTGGAACGATCAGTCTCTTGCCACAAATCCAATTAAACAAATTCACAAGATATTCAGGCGCTCTTTCTTTAGCCATAGAAAGCAATTGAGCCGATCAAGGTTAGCGCCCAAATTATTAAAGTTAAACTGATTAAGTAATCGTAGAACAGGCCGTTATCTATATCTTGGTGGTCAGAAGAAATCTCATTAAGAAAATTCTCCTGAGCTAGTTCATGTTTATTTTTCATAAAAGTAAATCTTGAAAATTAGCTGGTAAATAATAGCGCTTGAAACCAGACTGACTGCCAGCCTCTTGCGGATTACCGACCTCATTTTGCATAAACACAAAATAGCCACGATCGTCTGAATGGACATCGTGGAAGTCTAAGCTATGATCGTTTAACCAGTCTTGCAACTGATAAAACAAATCTTCATTTGTTTTGGTGCTCATAGGGTTACTCCCTGAATTAAGCTTTTTTTATAAATAGGCCGACTGCCTTATACCTATATCCTAGCAAAGATTACTAAAATAGTAAAGTAGGCCTAGTGGATAACTCGGAAAAAACGGCTGATATAAAGGGTTTTTTGGCTTTTATTTAGAAGTGTCTTAGCGTCTTGACGAGCCAGAAATCTAACCTTATTAAGCCCTTCATAACACAAGACAACAGCCAAGAAATCGTAGTCTCCGCTAATGTCTTTCTCTCGGCTGCCGGTGATTTTGATAACATACTTATTGTCTAGCAAAATGAAAGGGCCGTCTAATTCTTTAGCTCGGCGGTTATTCTGCCAAATTATTTTCTTGACCAGTATTTTTTTCTTGTCCATAGAATTTTTTATAGCAACTCCACGCCGTAGGGTTGCCTTGGCGGAATTGGCTAATTATAAAATTGATGCTAAAGATTGGATCTTCAGCTTGGGCGCGGGTGATCTCGGGCCAAGAGGGTGAATGAATTTGCACTAAGCCGTGAGATAAGCCGTGATCGCCCGGTTCGGGTTTAGGATTAAAACCACTCTCACACTCAATGGTTCTGAATATCCTTATTTTGGTTTCATGTGAAAGATCACTCCCATAGCAATCTAACCAATTTAAAACCTGCTGGGCGGGGTCTTTGCTCTGTTCGCATTTAATTTGCCCCGCCGTGCTAGGTGAGATGAAAAAGATAGAAGTTGCTGCTATGAGGGACGCCACCCCTATTTTTAGGGTAGGTAAAATAAGCCTTTTTTTATTGCTGCGCGAGCGCAGTTTTAACTTTCCACCAGTTGATTGCCATGGTGAATAGACCGCCAACAGTCAAACCACTAATGAGAGGCTTAAGGTAGTTCTCAAGCAAAGCCCATAAAGTAACATCAGAGAAACCGGCAAAAGTAACAAAAGCAAGAGTAATGGTCAAAGCTGAAACTAAACCTTTGGCTAGACCTTTTTTGAAACTGTAAGTTTGCATAATTTAATTATACTATTATTTTTAATATCCGACCTTTGAGCTATCCACATTTTGGTGGAATACCTTGTAAAATAAGCCCTTTTTGCGGTGGGCTAGGCCGTGGATTTTTATCATTTGATAGTCCTTAGTTGTTCCGCCAAGACTTCGGCGTAAACTTCGTGTTCTATCTGTTTAAAATCCAATGAGGGGTAGTGAGACATACATCGGAGCTTGAGCTGGGCCAAAGTTGTCCGGCAAATGGGGCAATCAGGGGTCTCGGCATACTCTTTCCACGCAATCTTGAGCCTTGCTAAGTCCTCCTCTTTGGCTCTGGCTTGGACAAACACTCCTTGGCCTCTCCTCCACGCTTGGCGGGTTGCTAAGTCGTGCATGTGCACCTCCTTAAAAGACGTATTTCTTGCCCTCCTCTTTCCTCGCCTGTTCTGCCAGAATGAGTTGGCAGGCTGGGCAAACATCGTAGCCGATCGCCCGGCCAATACTGCTGATGATCTTAAGACATCTTTTACAGATACTCATTTGTCGCCCCTCCGTTTCTCAAAGACCTTGATCCTTTGTGGCATCAACTTTAGATGCCTGCAATATGGTCCCAATTTTGGCTATTTTGGCGTCTAGGGATAGAGTAGATGCCGAGATAGCCGTTAGGGCTTCCTTCTCCTTTTTCTCTAAACCTAAGCGCTTTTTGAGCCAATTGAGGCGATATTGCTGGCGGGTAAGTTGCTGCATATTAATTAAGTGATAGTAATTTGGTATTCCACAGTAGTATCTTCGCCTGCGCTCTTTGAATAAGTTGCTCCAAAAAGAGATCGGGCAAAAAGGCGGCTATTCATAAAAATACCAAATTCTGTATAATTACCATTTGCTAAAGTGGCATCAGACATAAAGAATGATAGGCTCACCACATTATCAGTAACTTCTGAAAGATTAAGTGCGATTCCACTTAAGACTGGGGTTTGTAAACCTGTATCAGTAACAGCCGGAGTATTAGTTCCGGTCCCAATAGCGGCTGAATCAATACCGATAGCATAGGTAGTATTGCCGCCGATCTGGCGGGCCAAGATGTTTTTGCCATAGCCGTCAGAAGAAACAATCAGATTTTTATAAACAGGCGTCTCTCTTAGCAGTTCATTAGTCCCGGCTTTGTAGGTTTTAATTTTATATGAACCAGTTATTTTAAGTCCTGATTTCATGTTAAATTATTTTTTCAACTTGGAAGTAATTAGCGACAAAACCACCAGATTCATTTTGAGAACGCTGGCAAGTTACAGCTAAGGTAAGATCAGTAGTTGAATCTTCTGTAGCGGTTCCGGTGCTTCTTTTAATTAAAATGACTGTTCCACTTCCCTCTTGATAATTTAATAATTTGTATAAGCAATCTTGAGCGTTGGTAGCTCCGTCACCCATCAATTCAATTTCAACATCGGCTGACCGACTGTCGGTTGGAGTAAAGGTGTGAGTAATAAGAGTAGTAGAACCCAATTTAATCCTAATCGTAATTGTGTTAGATCCGCCAGAGTTAAAGATAGTTGGCACATAAAAGCGCATTCTAATAATGCCGTCAGTCCCTAAAGTTCCACCCGGCAAAGTGGTAGAAATTAAGTTAGTTTCAGTTGTATTACTAATAGTTACAGCCGTGGCTGAGGCATAGAGTTTGGTATTAGCTAATTTGGGATCAGCGATAAAATAGCGTAGGTCTTTTTGAATATAGCCGTTTGATCCATCGCTAGTGTCTTTAACAGAGCTTTGACCAACGCGGTTATAAATTTGAGCGATAGGGATATTGCCAGCAGGCACTTTCGGCGCAGTTGGAGAGGCGGCTTCAGATCCGGCGGTTCTAACTAAAGTCCCGGCCGAGTTTATAGATAGAATATCAATGCGTGGGTTAGCAGCAGGAGCAGTAAAAGAGGGAGAGTTACCACCAGCAAATTCAACTAAAGCACCGGCATAATAATAGTTCCCAGCTTCAACATACAAAGTTAAACCCGGAGAGCTTTGCTCATGCGCATACAAATAGGAAGCAGGGAGAGCGTCTTTTCTTAAGTTGTTATATTGGGTTGCTGATGCGGTATCTCCAGCAGCAACGGCAGTAGTTCTCATAATTGTTTAAATTATACTAAAAATCATAATTAAGACCAAGTTCCAAATCCCCAAACTAATTTATTAACAGTAGACCCGGCATCGTTAGACCATTTGTAAGGTGCTTCTGAGCTAGTGGTGCTGGCAATAGCATCAGTAATGGCGGCGCTATCAGTAAAGGAATGGACAATATCAACAGTCTCATCTTCGCCAATTTCAATCTTCTTGGTCTCAGACAACAATAAGCGGCTCATCATATCAATAAAATCAAATGACTTGGTAGAGATTAGAGAGACTTCGTAAATAAAAGAGTTAGTGCCAAATTGGGTCAAAGTAACTTTATTGATAATGAAATACTGATCAACCCCACGGCTGGCTGAATTGATCCTGATCTTTTGGCCGGCTCTTAAGCCGGTAGTCTCGGTCAAGAATTCTCCCTCAGAAATAGTGGTGGCGTAAACTTGGATCTCGGCTAGAGCGCGCTGGCGTGCCCCCTCTTTAGAGTTGATGCTCTTGTCCACAATCAGGTATTCAGAAACACCGTCACCACCCTCAGAAGCGGAGAGGGTAGAGATAGCTTCTTGCGAGCTAACCCTAACGATAACTGGGAGATATGGCAAACCAGAATAGCGCAAAACAGAGCCAGCAGTTGGGGTATCTTCAGGCTTAAAACGCAAGATTTTCTCATTGAAATTATACAGGGCATCGTAATCATTCGGATCGTTTAAATAGTCCACCCCAAGAGATAGTGGGTCGCCGGTTAGAGTAGCTCTAAACTCAGAGAATTTGTAGGGGAGTTGGAAAATATAATCAGTGCCGTCTGCTTCTGATTCACCAGTAAAAGAGAGGCCTAGATATTGTCCACCACGCACCACAATACTATTTCTAATTTGAGAATTGTCAGTGCGAATGACTAGGGAATCGTAATAATGGCTATTGTTATTGTCCTCAATATCAATCGCAGCTAAGTTGTTATCGCTCTTGAAAAAATGAATATCTTTGCTGTAGTCAATATAGTAATCGTAACCAACTAGCTCAGCCAATTGCTCAAGAGCTTTAGAAACTGGCACATAATTAAAACGGATATATTTTACATTGACTGAGCAATTAACATTAGTAACAGTAAAACCGGCAGGCATATAGTTGGAAGCAATGTCAGCAATAATCGCGTCAACTGTCATATTTTCGTAGGTGTCAGGGATCAATTTGCGGTCCAAGAGGCGAGTATAATCATCGCAAGTAATAGCCCAATCAAACAAATTGTAGGTGCTGCTCTTTTGCTCACGATCAACGATAATCCCGCCAAAAACCCTAGTGCCGTCTAGGGTTACAATTACTTCTTGGCCCAAAGAGGGATAGTAAGTATCACCAGCGTGTGAGATAACGCGGAATCTACAGCTATCACGCTTGCGGGTCAAGATATTTTCAATCTTAAGCGAATCTTTAGCTACCTTGTCAGTTCGGTCGGTGCCATTTATTGTTACAACTAAAGCCATTAGATTTTAAGATTTCTTTTAAGCGTTCGCATAATCTGGTCAGCGATTTTCTCTCCAGCAGAAGCATCTAAAAGGGTATTGCCAGAAATGTTGATCGTAATTCCACCACCACCAGCAAGAGCGTAGTTTGGAATAATGTTGCCGGAATTGCGAGGGGTAAATAATTCAGGGCCTTGCTCACCCACCAGATAAGATGCACCGGATTGAACAGGGCCACCTTCGGCGCGCTTACCAGAGATAACAGTAGTAACTGATTTAATAGCCCCACTAACAGCACCACCAACAGATGAAGCTAAGGATAGAACACGACTTAGGGCATTTACTAAAAGGTTAACAGTATCGGTCACACCCTTAATCACTAGATTAATCCCATTCATAGTCGCTATAAAAACATTATTCAAAAAGTCAGCTACGCTCTTAAAGATATTGCTCAAATCAGTAAATAGTGTTTTAAACATTACAAACCAACCAAAAGCAGATCTAAGAGCAATAACCAAAACACCACCAATAACTTGGGACAAGAGAGTTATGAATTCAATGAATTGTGGGTCTTGAACCAGCTCTAAAAGTTTGTCCATAAATGGAAGTAAACCTTCAGCCAAAGACTGGCCAATGGCTTCTTTTAAGTTTCCAAAAGCAAACTGTAGAGCCACCATTTTCCCTTCGGTTGTTTCACGCATTTTTTCATTCAAACCTTCATAAGTGGAATCTAGAACTTTAACCAAAGCTGCTACGCGTTCCGATTCTGTTCCAGTAGAGATCATTGCTTTAGTTACATCATCAAGCACAAAGCCAGTTTTGGTTAAAGATGCAAAGTTACCTTGCAAGGCCTGAGCCAATCCATTGGTCACACCCTTTAATTCTTCACCAGACAAATTAGCACCACGCTCAGCTACGGCGTAATTAAGGATAGACGGAATAAGCCTCTCAATTGATTTAGTTTGGAGATCAAAACTAGCAAGCTGCCCTTGGCCCATCATGATCGCTTCCTTACCAACCACGCCGACTTTTTCTAAGGCTTCGGCTTGATTAAGCAATGATTCAACCTGAGCATCAGTAGCATCTACGGCAGTTCTAACAATGTGAGCTAGACGATTGGCGGCCGATTCACTAGCAGCAAAAGCTTTAACTGAAGAAATACCAAAATCAATAATTTGCTTACTTGCAAAAGCAACACCAGCAATGGCGGCAAAGTTTTTAACAGCCCCGGTCAATCCACCTAAAGACGACTGCACTTCTTTAATTGGTGCAGAAGTTTCATTAGAAGCTGTAATCTTTACCTTGATCTCGTTAGTGGTTGCCATTGTATTTTTCTAGTTGATGATTTCTTCGGTTGATAGCTGAGATTATTTCTTCTAAAAATGCTACAGAAGTATTATTAAGTTCTTCTTCAGTCCACCCAAGCTCCAGAATAAGCCCGCTTAAGCGGGCAATTCTTTTTTTTCCTCAGTCGTAAAAGATCTAATCTCCTCCATTAAAGCCGTTAAATCATTTGAGTTGAAATTCATTAGCGATTCTTGAGTAATTGGCAAATCAACACCTGCATCGTCAGTAAAATTCCAGCTTTTAATAAACTTGGCTAGAGAAGAAATGCCAACTGAGAAATCGTCAGAGCGGTCAAGGCCAATAAGATCTTTAGCTAGGAGAGAAGCGTAGATCTCAACCTTACTATCCTTGAATGAGGGCAGAGTAATGGTCTTGGTTGGCCTAGAGTTTTGGAAAACAACTTTGTCGCTCATAGTTTTTAATAACTTACCTGCGCATTTTTCAAGACGCAAGAATTAATAATGTTGCCGTTAGTTACATCATAGAGAGCGTTGAAGTTCCAAGTCTCTAGAGCAATATCATCATTAGGTCTTTGGCTTTCCCAAGCTTCAAAGTCAACGCGTGATAGGTCAAGGGTAAATTGAGGATTAGATGAAGCGCCAATGGTTACTTGATCATTAGTTAAATCAACCCGGACCGCGCGGTATGATCCGGCAGTCATCAAGTCATGATAAGTCTTGCTCTCCAAGGTCATTTCAACCTCGCCATTGATAGAGAAAGCTTGATTTAAGAAATCTACCGGCTCAACTGTTCCGGTTACAGAGTCCATCTTTAATCTCTTGGCAAAATTTAAGACCAATTTTTTAACTGGGATATTAGAAGCGGCAGTTAAACCAGAAGTCAGAGTGGCTAACTTGAAAGTCAAGTGGCGACCGATAAACTTATTCTCAGCAGCATAGGTAACTGAATGGGAGGAAGTCACGCCAGCCTTAGCCATGAAAGCAATGTCCAATTTAACAGTATCGTCAGGGACAATTGTCATTTTAAGACTTTCAATCATTGCCAGCTTATACATCATGCTTGAGATGTCACTTTCTTTGATTGAAATTGCCAATGAATCATGCTGACTATCGTTTTGCAAACTAAAGGTATGGGTATAAAGACTGGTATCAGTTGGGCCAGTAGTGCTTAACCCACCAAGAAGCGAGAGCAATATAAGACCAAAAGACTTGTCTCTGAGATCCATTTCTATATTACCCTCCGCCCACTTTTGGGTAACAAGAGCTTGATTGCCTTCATAACCAATATTGCCGTAAGAGGGACGAGAACGAGCTTTGCTCACCTTGTCTTCT